GGCACGCATGATCCAGTCATTGCCGGCGTCGATCACGGTCTCCTTGGTGTTATCATTGGCTTGACGACCACTCACGAAGAATGTGATCTTGCTGACAGTCCAGACGTACTCCGTCGTAATCGGATCAGAGCTGCCGCTAACTGTCTTCTTGACCTGCTCACCCTGGACAATACCCTCGATCTGAATAGAGAATCCAGAGTAGTCGCCATTGGCCGGGATGAATCCGTTCTTGACGTTGACGATCGCAGTGAAGTTGTCACCGTCAAGTTCTGGGTCATCCGTGCGTTCGAGCACAGTAGAAAGGTAACGCGCAATATCAACCGCGCTACCCTTCTTAAGCGTCTTCACAGTTTTGATATTGTCCGCAGACCAAGTACGGTCGCCCGGGACAATTGTTTCGAACCAGTTACTCATAGAACCAGTTCTCCTTCCTCTTGTAGCTGCTCCCAGATGAGATCATCTCGGCGCCTCTGTGTTTTTCGGACATCCGATCGAGTTCCCAGAAATAGGTTATCGATCGAATTGTTTTCGAGGTCTCCGTCTGCGTGACAGACATAACAACCCCTATCGGGCCACCTCTTGTAAAAGGCTGCCCAGATCACCGACGCGGCTGAGCGTTCTCGAGCCTCGCCGGGTGTCGTGTATAGCCGAACATATCGCGTCGTGCTGTGACGACGCTTAAACGGCTTCAGGATTACACCTGTGTCCTTACGCTTAATAGCGCCGAGACGATTGGCTTCGTAGTGGGGGAAGCCGGGTACAGTCGACCAGTTTTCAAAGTCTTCGACAAACATGAGTATCGCCTTTCTGTTAAGACGGGGGCAGGCCTTTTACGATCCCACCCCCGCCTTAAAAATATGATCAGTCGAGATCCGCGTACTTAGCCGCGAAGCTGGCGGACTCATCGTCCATCACGACGTAGAGTTCCTTGACGTATGCCGAGATGCCCTTCTGACCACGGACGTCATACACCGACGGGTGTATAACCACATCGGCCGTCTTGATCGTGATGTTGTCCAGGGTTCCAACGGTATCCTCGTTGAGGAGCTGCTTGCGACCGCCTGTAACCAGCCAGATGGCCGGCGCTCGGAACTTATACGAGACCTTGACACCAAGGTAAGGACGCTCGGGATCGAGTTCCTTATCCTGATTCTTTCTGAATTTGACATTCCATCCATCACGTTCAAGATCCTCGACTAGATTCAGCGGAATCGCGACCGAGAACTCGCGCTTACCACCATTCGGGTTGTAGCGAGTTGGAGACCCTGCAAAGTTCGTGAAGAGCAGACGAGCATCTTCGATAACCAGATCGGAGGGGGTGTTGTTAAATGCCATGATGTTTTCCTTTCTCAGCGGCACAGTGTTTCAAGATCGACGTATTGTTCGATCGCTTGTTTTGCCTCATCGGCAAGCATCTCGGCGTAAGACGTATCAACGTCCTGCTCCTGATGCATGAATCGGACCATCTCTGCTTCCTTCCAGAGATAACCCTTTGTCCCAACGACGGCGTCTTTGATCTCGCCTTCGCTGTTCATCCGTAGTAGCTCAGCACCACCTCTTCCGGGTTTGATCGGCACAAAAGCGCCGACCTTACCGACGAAGTGGTCTCCGCTATTCGGGAACCGTAGGTATATCGCTGTCTTGACCTGTTTGGTCTGGACGTAATCCTCGAATTCGATCGGCTCCTTGGTGAAGAGCTTCTTGAATACATAGGGCTCCTGGAACTGCTTACCAGTAGCAGTCCATTCGCCTTCGTGAGGGAATGCGTACTTAGCGATATACACAGCCTTGTTGACGAGACACATCTTGGCGTAGGTGGCCTCGTGCTCGAAGTCGTACCCATATCGCTTCCCGAAGTCCATCACCTTCCGAATATCATCAGGTGTGGCACCCGGGATCTTGATAGAGTCCGTCTTGATGTGTGCGACAGTCAGCCCGAGTTCCTCCTGCACGTAGTGCTTGAGGTCGATCATGAACAGCGCGCCGCGCTTCGCGACGATGTTATCAACATTCCGAGGATCCCACGCAGGATTGTCGAACTTAGCGCTCGTCAGTCCATACATTGAGTTGATCGGAATCTTGAGAGCCTTGCCAAGTTCGTCAAGATCATAGTTCTTCGCGATCTCAACAAGGCGCCCGTCGAAGAGCTTGCTCAACGCATCCATGTCCTTATGTTTGATCGCAACACGAGCCTGCTTGAGCTCACTGTAGCGCTGAGTATATGGACCGAACAGGTTGAGCTGCTCGATTGATGTCGGGTGCATCGACGCGACGTCGAGGAGGGCGACGTTCTCGTAATATCCAGGTTCCGAATATACGTAGCCACCCTCCCCTGGATCTTCTCCGCGATAGGATGAACCCTTGAACTTGTCAAAGGTATAGCCCGGGAACATCTCGCTGAGGTCAGTGTAGACGAATTTCGACTTGTCAGGTCGACGCTCCTCACCGAATACCAGAGCACAAGTGTGCTGGTTGGTAGTGTCGTTGGCGCTCAGACCCGAGAGCTCCGCAAGGATCTTGCGAGCGCCCCAGTCGCCAGCGAGATGGTCAAACACCAGCTCTGTGGCCTTGACATCGTTCTTACAGTATTCAACGACGTCATCCCATTGGTCCTCAGGGACTGGTTGATCCCAAGGAAGGTTGTTCTCCTGGTGTTTGATTCCGAGCTCAATCTCCCACTTCTTGAGCGATTGCTTCTTCGTCGAGAAGTCGTAAATATCCGTGTATGATAGGTTATATGCCTCACGGAACGTTGAGTTCTTCTCGTTGTTGATGATCCGCTGAGAGATCTCGAAGAGCTCTGCATTCGAATATCCGAGCGATGCCGCGTACATGATGTGGTTGTCATACTTCCGATTGTTGAAACCAATCAACCGAAGATCGAACAACGACTTCACAGCCTTGGCTGAAGGATTTGTCCAGAAATGGACCACCTCCTCGCCAGGGAATTTATAGCAGATGACGAACAGATTCGGGAAGACCTCGACGTCGTAAAACGCTATGCGTCCGTCCCCCGCCTCAGCTACCTCGGCCTTGTCTTCAGATATGAAGTGCATTCGCTGGACCATCTTGAGGCAACGATCCGACTGGTTTGTCGAAGACATTGCAAAAGAGGTCACCGCATTGCGAGCGTCAGTGACGTCGTATGTGATCCCAGACTCGTATGCCTCATCTAGGATGCTCTTGATGAAGTCGACATTTGGAGCAGTGTTGGGGTGCACTTCCTTACGAAGCGCTTTCGCGATCAGAGACCTGATATGGTTCTCATCCTGAACGTGCTTCTTGTTGATCATCTTTCGAACCTTTGCTGGGAGGTCCCCCGGATAATCTGCGATACTTCTCCCGTTGTGAAGGGACAATCGTCTCCGAAGAGACGCGTTCCCTCGGAATCGTTTGATTTCAATTCCAGGAGAATACTCGAGAACGGTATCTTTATCGACAGGATATCGATAGATGAGGTGGAGGCCGCCGCCGCTTTTCGACGTCTCCGCATACGTCGGAGGCCAAGCGCTAGCAGCGCGAAGATTAGAAGATAGGTCTTTTTCACCGTTGTCTCCTTTCAGATCAAAGTCGATGCAAATATACTCTTCTGGCAGAAGAACATAATGCTCCTCGGCAGGGACGATGTCAGCGAGCGTCGTTGTAACATTCATCCATGATTTCTTGGGTGTTCCATTCTCAGATGAATACTGGGCCTTACAACCGCCAAAAAACTCATCAAATACTAACGTTCCGCCCGAATATAGATCGAGCCAATCGTCGGTTTTTACAGCATTTGGTTCGTCCGGCTGGCTTTCAAACTTATCTGCAAGAAAACCTATGAACAGACTCCTATACCGGACGCCGTCAAGCTGAATTCGATCGTGGAACTCTCGAAAATATCGAAGCAGCTCAGTCCTGAATCGGTAACGTGGCATCAGATATTGAATGCCGGTCTCCTCGACATAACTCTTGTAGTCAGAATATGCCTTGGCAAGAGTAACCTTATCGTTGGGCCCCCAGTCCTCATACACCTCCATCACGAAGTTGTACACAGGGTTCGTCTCCGCGATCATCTTGCGCGACCTACGGTTACGGTAATAATCCCCGCCTAGATTACGATACACATCGATACAGTGCTTGGCGATGATACCGAGCTCTTGGTACACACCATCCATAACCTCGCGGTATTCGTTTACCGGCAGCCGCCTGCCTGACGGTGAAACATCGAGTAGACGCCTAGGTATGCCCGAGTTCGCGTCTGTGATTTTGACTGGGTTGTTAGACGCCATGATTAGCATCGTAGTAATGCGCAACGAGCGAGGCTTCTTGAATTTCTCGTTGATGAGCTGGGTTTCGTTCGAGATAATCGAGTTCAAACGAGTGTTCGTCTCGATCCTACTCAAGTCGCCATCGTGTTCAATCGCCACCAGAGGATCATCCGCAAACGCGCTTAACGCAAATGAGTTGTTTCGCTGCGCTAGCGATTCCGAATCGAACGGCACGCAGTATTCTCCAAAGAGAGCTTGCATAACATTCAGGACGGTTGATTTGCCAGACCCCGGATCGCCATAAAACACGAGGAACTTGTCGATGGATCTACTATCTCCGGTTAGGACGGCCCCAATAGCCCATTCGATTTTCTCTCGTTCCGAAGGATCGTAGAGGGTGTCTATGAGCTTTGCCCAGTTGATTGGTATGCCATCTTCAGGCGAGTATGGAAGCCGATATGAGACATGATCTTCCTGACGGATCGGAGTGTCGGCAAACACCGGACTGCGATCCATAGGATGAACCGTGTCGACCATGTTTTTGGTCCATTGACGATATCGCTTCCAGACACCGTCTCTTTCCGACACACAGAAGCGAGGGATGATGTTCTGGAATTGAGCGTTCTCAACATACTTTTGAACATCGTCATCGATAAGATCGACTACGTCGAATTCGTTTTTCGACCACAGACCGGTCTTGGGATTCCAGATTGCGACGAAGTCCCCATCTCGAAGCATGATGTCACGAGAATTTGTGTTGCGGAACCACGGCGCGGCTTCCATCATTCCCATCTGGCCTCGGATGGGGCTCGTTTCGATCGTATAGAAATCCACCCGTAAGCCTCCTTTTTAGTGATACGGATCGTATAAGTTGGCCCACTGGATCATTTGGGTCGTAAGAGGCATCTCGAGAGTATCCACCCCGGGGATGCGGAATAATCCTCCGGTTCCGTTCCTAGAGTAGGTCCTGTACATTACACGTTCGGCAATACTCAAGGACTCCTTGCGAATTTCAGAAGGCGGGCGCCAATCGTCAGAATACGAACGAGCGCCCACGTTCAGAAGAATGGACTCCGTGAACGATTCCCGATCCTGGTACAGCATAGCGGTCAAGGTATCGGTAATGCTCACGAAGACTTCAAGGAAGGATGGGGGAGCTTGCCTCGGAGAGGGCGCGCCCGTTTCGTAGCAGTACTCATCCCTCATACGAAGAGCCTGAATGGCTTTATCTTCGTCCTCAGGAATATACCACACGAAATCGAGTTCATCCCACACCAAGGCAAGCTCCGTGTAATTCTCGAGACACCCTCGCTGAATTAGCCAGGATGTGTAGTTCACGTCAGATCTTATCCCAGATCATTCCGTCGACGTTGAAGTCGATAATGAAGTTCGTGTCTACGCGTGAGTAGTCGCCGCTCGGGACTCGGTAAGTGTTCGCGTCGAAGTTGCCGAACGAGACGTACCCATCCCCAACCTCGGAGTTCTTGATCCAGCCGACGACAGCGCCCTCGCGAGTGCGAGAGAGGCCGAGCTGGTCAAAGACCTCGTTCAGGAACAGGTGACCCTTACGCTCGAGACGGCGATTTGCCCACAGCTGAACAGCGGCAAGCGTCTCAGAGGTGTAGTCCTCATTCTCATCCCAGCAGTTCGAGGACTCCTCGGAGATGATGCGAGCGTAAGGTGAGAGATCGTTCACAGATGCGATGACCGCGTCGACGACGTTGGCAGCGTCAGACTTGTTGTCAGACGAGAGGATCTCCTCCGCGGACTTGCCGACGTTGGGCAGCTTTGGACGAGTGATCTTCTCAACAGTCTCCTTACCGAGGGCGTCGATCATTGTCTTCTTGTATCCGTCGAATGCGGTTTGGAGAGCGGTGTATGCAGCGCCAACCGCGGCAAGACGCTTCTTCGAAATCGAGTTCGAGAAGTATATCATCGCGATAGTCGAAACACCAATGATGGCAGCAGGCGCCACAGTATTGGCCACATCCAGGATGAAGAGGATGCGGTTCTTCATCTCGATCTTGTGGACATCCTCATCGGCGATCTGGTCAGCGTTTCGCAGGCAATCCCGACGGCGTTCCCAGTCACGACCCTCACAGTCTTCGAATCGGGTGCCGGCTCGCCATGCGAGATATCCGGTTGCAACAACACCGACGGATGCAGTGACGGAAAGAATAGTGGGGGCGTGCTTCGAGACTCGAGCCATGCCTGTGTGGAAAGCGGTTGTGATAGACATTTGGACGTGCTCCTTTCTGAGCAAATATGTTACTTGAGTGGTTCAGGACGGTCAGCTGAGACAAGCCAACCTTCCCTGATCTGTCGGATTTCGAACGCATCGTTTGTGGTCCAACCCCAGCGTTCATCGGTGTAACGGGGTTGAATACCAACGGACGACATCAGATCTGCAACCGAGACCTGACCATACTGTTCGATTGATTCGGCAATAAATTCGATCACATCAACCGCATCACCACGCGTGTCGAACACGAGGTCCTCGACGTTCGTGGGTTTCGGCTGACGCGTGTCACGTCGCTCGGTATCGCGGGAACGGTAGTACGCTCGTCCGCGATCGTTGCGTGAGGCGCTAGAATATGACGTGTAGCCTGATGTGGGACGACGCCGGGGGTCGACCTCACCGTAAAGCAGCTGCTGAATACCCTGTGTCACCATGTCAGTGATGGCGTTCTTCGCAGCGGGTATAGCCACATCAACCACAAGATGCTCAGCAATCTCCGGGAGATCCTGAGCGAAGAAGGTCCGAAGAGCTTCTTTGATGGCAGACTTCTTCTGGACCTTAGCCTTGGCAATAACCTTCTTCTCGGGGAGGCCCCCCTCCTTGGCTTTATCAGTGTTGCCAGGGAGGGAGACCTCAGTGGGCCGAGTAGGCTCGACGGGGACGATGTCCGGCATCAGTTTGCCTCAGCCATCTTGCGGAGCTCTTCGATAGAAGCGTCGGGGTTGTCCTCGATCAGCTTCTTGGCCTTACCCATGATGTCATCGGGGAAGAGGCCGGCAAGGAACCCGTTCGAGAACTTGGGATCGTTGCTGAGCTTGTCCAGAAGGGCGTCGAACGCGGGAGACGCAAGGAACGCCTTGGTTGCACGCTCATCCTTGAAGAATCGCGTACCGTCCTCGGAGCGTTCGCCGTAGGCAGCGCCCACGAACTCCCGAAGCAGCTTGTAGGCGTCCATGGGGGAAGCCTCTCCTCCGTTGATCAGGGCGATCTTAGCCGAAAGAGGGGTGCGCCGGAGCTCCATGTCCATGAGCTCAGCCTTGGAAAGGTGGAAGTGGAGCTTCTCCTCCGTTTCCTCTCCAAAGAAGTTAGTGTACTTAACCTTGATGGACTGCATGTCAGATGTCTTCCTTTCGAGAAGCGAAGTAAATGACCACACCGAATGCTGCGGTCAGGGGGACCAGAGCGATCAGAATACATGGATCGAATCCGGTCTTAGCGAGCTTGGTCTCGCTAGGCTTGGTTGATTCGGCCGTCTTTGTGGGTCGGGTCGAAGGGAGGGGTGTCTCAGAGTTAGAAGGCCTGGGCGTTCCTGACTGAGGCGTGTCGGGGGCCTCAATAGAGGGAGACTGCACCGGCACAGGGGTAGTCGTGGTCGGGTTTGGCGCAGGGGTAGTCACGGAAGGAGTCGGGGTAGTTCCATCTCCAGTCGTCCCACCACGAACCTCGACCTCGATCGTACGCTCCAGCTTAGTGCCATTCACGTAAGCGACGTTCGTCGCGGTCTTAGCGCCTGCTGGTGTGGCCATCGGCTCAGGCGTGTAGGTGACGCAAGTCTTCACACCCTCGGGGGCGGTGAATTCGATGGTGTAGTCGTCGACCGGGATTGCCGTGATGTACACGGACGTGTTGGGATCCCAGGTATCACCCTTGGCACACTTGACTGAGGTGCTGAGCTTGGTGTAGCCGTCGTGGACGTTGTACTTAACGCCAGCCTCGGCGATCCAAGTGATCATCCAAGAAGTGGAGCCATCAGGATTGACCCAACCCCACTTCGAATTCTCGGGCTTGGCGTCCTCGTAGTGACCACCGTTGCAGTCGTTATCGCAGGCGCCATCCCAGTCCTTGTCCCCGAAGGTAAACGAGTACGCGCGACCCCCGATCGAGATCTCGCCCCACTTCTTGCCGACGACAGACTCCCGAAGGCGAGCGGTGGTCCACCAAATACCGGAAATATCGGTCTTGTTGGCGACCGAATCCGGGACGTTGTCCACGGTGCAGGTGAGAGTTCCCTTGTCGGTCTTGCAGGAGCCGATCTTGTCGCCGGAATCCAGCGTGAAGGGGAATTCGTACGCCCAGTTGATGACATCAGACGTAACCTTGAAGGTCTGTCCGACCTCGAGCTTCTTTGTGGACCAAGATCCCTTGACAGTCACGGGCGAGGACACCTGGGCGCTGCCCGAGGAGATGTAGGTGATCTTGGCGTTGATGGGGTTGTTTGCTGCGAGAGCAGGGGTGGCCGCTCCGCAGACAACAGCTGCGGCAATGCCAACAGAAGCAAGTACGCGCTTCATAGTTCTTTCCCTCCGAATATTAAGTTTCTGGTGGTCACTTGTTCTTGAGGTTGCGGTATTCCTCGATGTACTTCTCAAGCTTCGGGCCGAATGCCTTAAGAAGGAGGAAGCCGACAAAGCCAGTGGCGGCGATCTTGCCGGTACCTCCACCAAGGATCTTGGTGATCGCGTTAATGATCATCATGAAGGTGATGAAGGTGAGGATGATGATGAGCATGATGATGGTGCCGAAGGTTTCCATGGTAGCGAATTCCTTTCAGTTTGGGCAAAGCCCATAACCCGTGTTAGGGGTTATGGGGGCGAGATGGTCTCAGTTCTTGGAGTTCTTGTATGCCTTCTTACGGGCACGGTTGGGATCGAGGGCGCAGCAAACGCCAAAGAAGCCAAGCATGATTCCGAAGGTGTACATGGGAGGGGTCCTTTCTTGAGGGTTAGTTCTCATTAGAGGGCCCGTATTTTGTGTTTGGCCACTCTTCAGGCGGCTCTCCGTATTCGATTGGTTCGTCTGTGAAAGTGACCTTATTTTCCTTGGTCACGGCTCTTCAACCGATCTTGAACCAGTTGGGCTGAGGTGCGGGGTTCAGAGCGACCTCAATCGCGGGGGAGCCGGAAGGCAGGAGCACCGGACGGAACTCAGGCTTGACGGTCACGCCGCCATCCCAGCCGAGCTCATCACCAATGCCAGTCTCACCGACGTGAATCTGAGCATAGAAGTCATTCAGAGGGCAGGGGCCGAAGTTCAGCAGGTCCTCAGAGATGTTGTTGCAGTAGCCGCGAATCTTCTCAGCCGTGGAACGGAAGGTGCGTCCGGTGATGGCGTCCTTGCAGAGGACCTCTTCGTCACCAAAAATGACCATCGAACCCTCAGGGAGCTTGGTCTTAGCAGCCTTCTTGTCTGCGGGCTTGCCGCCCTTCTTGATGACCTCGACCTGCTCGAGCACGTTCTTGCGGAGCTCGGACACGTTCATCTGAGAGATGGAGTACGCAGCGGCGAGAGCCTGGTACTTCTTGTAGGTGACGTTGTGCAGGGAGACGATCGCGAAGATCGTGACGCCCAGGCTAGCGGCAGCGGGGACGTAGGTCATCCAGTTGCGCTTGGCGAAGTCCAGGAGGTTCTTGGACGCGCCGTTGTCGTCGGCAATAGCCTTGGCGTGGGCCTTACCGGAGGTGACGGCGGTCGCAACGGAAGCCGCAATACCCAGGCCCGTGATCAGGATCTGCGGGTGGGTCTTGACCCAGTTGATGGCAAGCTTGATGGTGTTCTTGATAGACATTGTCGTGCTTCTTTCTTGAAATATGGGGTTGATTGATAATCAGAGGTTGGCGATGTACTCGGCGAGATCGAGGCCGAGGATCGAGGTGGCGGCGATCGGGATGAAGTTCGGATCCGATCCGACCGCGAGAGAGTCGACAATAATGTAGGGCTCGTGAAGCTCAGTGTTGTCGACAATGACGATGTTCTTGGCGAATGCCCGGCGACGATCGGTCATGACGAACCGGAACGGGACAATTGCGTACTTCGCATCGGGCTTATCGGCCTCATCCCTGGAGATGAGGAGGCGTTCGCCGGATCCGTCGGTGAAGTAGACGTCTTCATGGTTGTACGGAGCGACGCGCAAAGGCTTGACTGCATTACCGTCGATATGCTTGCCGACAAGCACCCCAAGAGCAGCTGTCTCAAGGGCGCTTGTGCGCACGGGTGCCGAGTGTGCAACCGAGATCGAGATGAGCGATCCTTCGGGGATACTGAGGTCGACTTCGGACAGGTTGAAGATCTTTCGCATGGTCATGATGCTTCCTTTCAAAAAGCCTATAACCCGTGTTAGGGGTTATAGGGTCGAGAGTGTTCTCAGAGGATGGTGTCACTCGTCGTCAGAGGAGTCCGAGGACGCGCGCAGACCAGCAATGGTCATGGCGCCAAAGAAGATAGCGACGGAGCTCAAGGCAGCAACCTTGGCAACCGGGACGCTCTTTTCGGCGACCGTCTTGATGCGGTCCATAAGAGGGGTCTTCGGGGTGGTCTCTTCGAGTTCGTTCGAGTTGGACATGGTGAGTTCCTTTCTTGAGTGGTTAGTTCTCATTAGTATTCGAGTGTTTTTTGCGGAGCTCTTTGACGAGATCGATCGAAGCGTTCCCGAAATACTCTGCTGCGAATGCTAACACATATAGAATGTACAAAGAGAGAAATGGTGCCGCGATAAGGGATATCGTTATGGTTAAAGCAGTCATGATGGCTCCTATTTTGAAGGTAAAGACCTATAACCCGTGTTAGGGGTTATAGGGTTGAGGGTTCAGTTTTCTTCAAGGTCGGGAAGACTCATGGTGAGCTTCAGGTCCTTGTTGATGAGCTCCACGCAGAGCTTGCGGAGCATCTGGTTCTTACCGTAGCAGGCGTAGTTGAACGTCTTGCTGTAGAATACAGTGCGTTCAATCCTGCCGAGGTTGTAGAATACAGGTGCTGCAATCGCGAGGGTAGCGGCGGCAACGAAGGAGTAAGCGTACTTCGACATGAGAGTGGTCCTTTCAAAGAGGGTTGATAGTTCTCATTATTCGCCGCGTAAAAATTGCCATCAAAGCCTATAACCCGTGTTAGGGGTTATAGGGTTGAGGGGGTTCAGTCATTGAGGTCGTGATCGATGTCACGCATGAGGTTGTCCAGCACCTCAGCCTTGGAGGCGCCTTCAGCGAGGTCGCGGTATGCGTGCCAGTACGAGGCGGCCACCTTCTTGATGGTGGTCTCGTAGCGGTCAGCAACATAGGCGAGCCAGATGTTGTAGGCGAAAGAGAGGGCGAGGAGAATGCAGACAGTGATGGTGAGTGCGTTGAACATGATGGTTCCTTTCAAAGAGGGTTGATAGTTCTCATTATTAGTTGCGTAAAGTTTGTGTTTGTTCGTGTTAATTAAGCCTATAACCCGTGTTGGGGGTTATAGGTGAGAGTAAGATCAGTCGTAGAGGGCGTGCCAGATCTTACGCATGAGGTTATCGAGGGTCTCGGTCGCAGTAGCGTTCGAGTCCATATCGTCGAAGACTGTCCAGACGGACTTCTGGATCTTTTCGATCTGAGTCTTGTATTGAGCAGCCTTCACGATGGAGACGAGGCTAACGATAGCGAAGACGATAGTCAGCGTAGGGAACATGGTGGTTTTCCTTTCAGAGGAGTTGATAGTTCTCAATATTCGCCGCGTAAAATATGCGATTCGGAAAAAGTCTATAATCCTAGATTTTAGGGTTATAGACTTTCGAGCAGTTCTACTTACGGAACTTCAGCATCGAAAATGCCTTTGAGGCAAGAACGTGTGTCTGCTCGTAGTTGAGGACCGCCATAAGACCGAGCAAGTACACCACGCCGTTAGCAATGGTCTCGGACGAAGGCATAAGCTTCTCTTTAAGGTCGTTATCCTTAACGAGCTTGTGTAGTCGTTCGAGGTTACCAACAGCAGTGGTGTACTCACAGGTCGACGGGTCCTCTCCACCGAGCCAGTTAAGCACCTCGTTCTCGAGGTCCTCAGGTTCGTAGAGGCGTTCGACGTTAGACATGGTGAGTCCTTTCGTGTAGAGTGGGTTGTACTCACTATGCCGAGCGTTTTTCTTACGCCTCGGGCTTGGTCACCTTCAGGACGATGGTGTCGCCGTCCTTGAGGTTCGCAGGCTCAGCCGCGAAGTCCGCGTAGACTTCGTCATGCTTCGTCACGACAAGGTCGCCATGAGTCTCGGGGGTGTAGTTCTTCGTAGAGACTCCAAGAGCTGCCCCGAGGAACACGCCAAACGCAGTGATCGTCGCGGTTGCCTCGGTGGTGTACGGGACTCCCCACACGATACCGACTGCGTTAACAAACGTGGCCAGTGCGGGGATGACGATAAGCGCCACACGCTTGAGAATATCGTAGGTCTTATTGTTCATCAGTTCTTCCTTCCGTCAATGCCGTTAGGCATCATAGGTAGTTCCTCTACCTGTTCGAATATGCGACGAGCAAGGCCGTTCCCACCTAGATTGGAATACAACTTGTAATGGTCTTCGTATTCTTCATACTCGTCCATCGTGATGTATCCGCGCTTTAGGTATTTGCGACCTCGCTCAATGAGCTGATTCCTAGCAACTGATAGCAGTAGTCTATCTTCTGAATCGTTGCGTTCAGTCTTTGATTTTGCCCATGCCCAGATTCCGGAGCCGCCGAGCATTGCTGTAACTGCAGGGTTCGCAATTTCGGCGATCTTTGTCAAATCCACTTGTCAGTTACCTCCTCTCCGTTCTCATAAAAGCGGTCGGGTTGAATCTTGATTGAATATGTCGTAAGATCTCCGCCACTCACAGTTCTCTCGATTACGTATCCTGTGAACATAGTGTGCATGATTGTCGCCGAGACTGGTCGACCAATCGGAAGGTTATAGAACCTGTCTGATTGAACTTCGTTAATCTCGACGACGACAGACCTAAGAGGTTCGCACCGAATCTCCTCGGTAGTCTGTCCCCACTCACGATCGTTGCTGCCTGAAACACCAGATTCATAGCGGTAGGCGCCTTGCCAATCCGACGTGTTTTGCATGTACGGACGATTTTCATACCATGTGCGAATGCGACCTCTAGATGCCATCTTCCAGCTACCGTAGTCACTGGTTTTTCCGATGTACCAATGCGTTGGGGCCGATGGGAGTCGTCTAGTTACTCTAGATGTTGTGGAATCCAGAGGACCTAGATCCGCGATTTTAGATACATCGTTCAATGACTTGACATACAGTGTAACATCTAGATTACTGTTGTTGTCATTAGTCACTGAAATGCTCGACGAGAAATATAATTGATTGTACAGCGCCGCATTGTACATATCGTCATAAATACTCGTTGACGGATCAAAATTATCCTCATACAAATAGACCGTGTTATCTGATGGCAACGAACACCTCAACCAAAACACAAACCATCGGTACTTGTCTTTGTTTATGTCGTCCAGAACACGTTTGAATATCGAAATCGGTTGGAACGTACTCGGATAATAATTCTCGTATGAACCGGCTTTGTTTCGTCGCTTCAACATTTCCCAAACAGAGATGCAGCGAACTTCACTGATACCTTGGGATTCATACGATATTTCCTCAACCATGAACGGAGTTGGCGTTGCCCCGAAGCAGCACGCAACCGTTCCGGGCGGATATGGGAACATACCGTTACATCTAAACGTCATCGAAGCCGTGTGTAACGACTCTTTAATCAACGTGTCGAAAACGGGAATTGTTGAAAACGTTCCCATCGATTTACCACCGAGCATTTGAACAACGTTTGGCATTATTAAAGACTCTTTCGGGTACTGACAAATTCGAACTTACCGTAACCGTAGCCAATGTTATCAAGATTGATCTTTGGCGGTTCCTTAAGGTATCCTAACCAGTCCGACAGGTTCCTAATGTCGAATGACGGGTATGCTTCATATGCATAACATGCTGCTGCATTTGCATCATACCCACCAGTGATAGTAAACCTTCGTGTTCCATCGATTAGTCCGTACATTGAGAATGTTCCGGGGTTACTCGACGAGTTGCCCTGGAGAAGAGCAGCGAACATATCCATATCACCATCGAAAATTCGATACTTCGAAGTTCCAATGGCCGGTAGGGACAACTGTAGTGTTCGGAGATCAATCGGTCCAATTTCTGGGGCAATCGTTTGAATTGTTGAAACGATATCTGACAACGATTGATTCCAATTCTGGTTACCGAGGCCCATGTACAGCGTAAACGAATAACCATACATAATCGGAAGCTTCGTCGAAATAGTGAATTCGATGGTTGCCGGAGATTCCGTATAGTTATACTTAAGCTCTCGAATAACGCAGGCTTGTGTAAACGGCGATACACGACCAAAAGTGATAGTTGGCTTGGTATATGTAGTTGTTTCGTTCGACTTGTATTTGACGACTGGAACTATGAGGGATGGATCGGTAAGTTCGACGGTACTGATCTGCCTAGACGAAAGGTAATCGATAAAATACCTCGCGGGGCGTTCGGGGATAGGGACAGCAGGCGTCAGACGCATATTGATGTCGATCTGTTTTTCAGACATCGACGTAACGACGTTTCCTGTAAAATTGTATTCCCTATTCGGGCCGAAAGATCCGTTTAGAATCTGGGCGACCCATCCATGGTCCATTCGATTCAAATACAGCGGTAGTTCCCGACCATTGCTGGTACGTATTCGAACCGTTGTATATGTCATATGGGTCACACCCTCTTCATTCGTTCAAGTTGACGCTCTGTTTGACGATAAAGATCGTTGAGATCGAGCGCCTTTGGTGATTCGTTGTACTGGTTGAAGACCATCGGCTTCTGGTTGTTGCGCAGTTCGTCTCGAAGAGCTCGAATCTCCTGCGCTGTTTGGCTGCCATTTTGAACCGAAGACGCCACAACCGTAGCGCTCATGTCGTTCATCGTGAGATCCTGCAATCCGTCAACCTCAGAGAGGTCGACAGTCGGCTTGATAACCGGATTCCAATCGGTATCCAGGTTGGCCATCGCGTTCACCATGTCATCGCCGAGACCAGACATTGCGTCAACCGCATCAGACTGGTTCCTGTCGATGCCCTGAACAATGCCCGCCACAATGAACCCAGCCGCAGTCGCGAATACACGCGAAGGCGAGTGAATACCAAGAGTACTCTTAAACGAGCTAAGAGCACTCGAAGCGACATTGCGCAACTTGTTGTAAAGGGCTCCGGCAGCGCCAGACACACCGTTGATGACACCGTTGATGATGTTGCGGCCGATAGAACTCGCGTGAGGCGCAAAGGTATTGGCCATGCCGGTCAGGCCGTTCTTGATGAATCGGATAATGGCGTTGATCAGCTTGCCGACCGCGGCTTGGAGCTCTGGTCCCTTCTGATCGATTGCATCAGCGAATCCATTAATGAACGTAATGACCGCGTCCCACGCAGCATTGATGATAATCAAGGAGCTAGCCGCAATACCATTGATCAACGCTGCGATTAGGTTTGCACCCGATGTAGTCAGATCTGGAATCTTGGCCGTGATGCCATCAAGCAGTGCCTGGATCAGCGTTAGTATCGCCTCGACAATCAGCGGAACACAGGTCTTGATTGTTGTGATGAACCCCGTCAACAGTTCCACATAGGCTGTGATGAACTTTGGCTGGTTCGCAACAATCGCCATGATCAACTGATACAGAAGGTCGATGATTGTCGTCAGGACTTCAGGCCAGATATTGCGAAGGGTCGTGAGTAGACCCGACACAACTGTCGTCAAAGTCTGAATAAGTTCGGGCATTTTCTGCGTTATTGTCTGCGCAAACTGACTGATAAACTGCCGAAGGGCAGTTCCTGCAAGGATAATGAGTTCATTCAAAGCCGGCCCAAAAGCCTTAACCAGCTCCTTAAGGGCCTTTCCCAAAGCAGGTGCAGAGTTCTCGATTGCGGTAAAGACACCGATCAGTGCTGCCTGGATTGCTGGTGACGCCGCTGCAATGATCGCAGCCGCTGCCCCGATACCTGCTGCAATCGCGACGAGACCCGCCCCGATAGACGGGCCCGCTAGAGCCACGACTGAGATGAATGCTGTGAGAACCATAACTAGAACAGTAACGGCCCCAACAATACCGATTATGACCAGACCAAGCGCACCGATGGCGATCGCCAAAGCGAGAAGACCTATCGACGCAGGAATGGCGAGGAACCCCGCTGCAATCAGAATACCAAGACCAATTGCGAGAGCCCTAAGACCGTTGGAGAGCTGGTCCCAGCTAAGGCCACTCCCCATCATCAGTGCATTGAAGAAATTCTGCAGCGCAAACGATAGAAGGGCGATGGCCGCAATACCGAAGATCGCACCCTGAGCCGCGAATGCTACTAGAACAATAGCTCCGACGACCAGAAGCAGTTTATAAATCGAGTTGAGAATCTCTCCCCAGCTGTGGTCGGCAATCATGACAATCGCTCCGACCGCAACGTTCATCGCGATCGCGGTTAGAATCAAGGCCCCTGCTCCGACAATGGCGGTCGCTGGCATTAGATTCGCGACAGCCACTAGCAGAAGAACTACTGCGGACAAGCCGACTATTCCTTGAAATAGTTTATTCATGTCCATATAGCCCATTACCGCGACAGCGCCTACGAGCATCTGAATCGAGACTGAGAAAGCGACCAACATTAGCGAAATGGCTGCCATTTTGCTAAGATCGGAAGTAACCCTGTTCATGAGCAGGACAAATCCAACCAGAATACCCATCAAGACGCCGATGGCAATAACACCTTGGGCGATCACCTTGATCGGGAGAAGACCCAATGCGATAATCGGGATCGTGAGCATATTGATGGCGATGGCCATCACGATCATGGACCCGACGCCCTTAATCATGGTCTTGCTATCCTTAGCCAGAAGCTTCGCAGCAGTTGTCATGCCGAGCACCAATACCATTACAGCACCGATACCCTGCGCGACAGTACTCAGCTTCATAGACCCAAGAATTCCGACCGAGATCGACATCAGCAGGATTGCAATAGACAATGCCATGACGGCACCGATAACGCCTGCGATCTGCATCTTGTTGATCTTCATCTCGCTGATCTGAGTCAGAGCGATGAGAAGGATCTTAGTCAAGACACCGATGGCGACCGCACCCTGAATAAGTCGAGGCGCGGGGATCATCGCGAGAATGAACAGTGACCCAGCGAGAATACCAACACTAATCGCAATTTCGCGAAGGGCCTTAGCCTTAACGACTTCCTGCATGGACTTCAGAGCGTCCGTCAGCGAGTTGAAAACTCCGGAAATCGAGTCACCGACCTTGCCGAACTTGTCGAACATGCCACTGAACGAGTCAGTGGTCTTCGTGAATTGCGCTAGCATAGTCTGAAGGGTCTTGAAGCCCATACCCAGACCCCCACCAAGCAGGATTCCGCTCAAGAGATCCGAAATCGACAGGTCCTTGAGGCTGGAGCCGAGACCAGACCAGAAAGTCTGGATCATCGATCCGGCGTTGTCAAATGCCTTGCCGACGTTCTTCTTGAATGAATCGAACGCCTGAGATTCAGAAGCAAACTTCTTGATGTGGTCGATACCCTTGGTAAGCCAGTCGATCAGATTCGCGATAGCCTCGACAACCGACGAGCAAAACTCGACGATGCCCGTGGCAGCGGTGTAGATGGTCCCGCCGACAGCACCGAGAGTGTCGAATGCATCGGAGGCTGCCTTTCCGAAGGTAGACAACCCACCAGCTGCACCATCCGCCTCGTCGCTGAACCCGCCAAATATAGATTTGGTCAAATCCCCGAGTTTCCCGAACAGATCGATGATGCCGTTGATGAGAGATCCGAAAGGACCAAAGGCCTTCATCATGTTCTTGAAGCTGTCACCGATGGATGACAGGAACGTGTTGTTGTCGAGATGGTCACCAATGTTGGTGAAGATGTCCCCGAGGGCCTTACCGAAATCCTTGACTGCCTGCACCTGTGGAGCAAACGTCTTGGAGATGGTATCACCGGCTCGACCGAAGGCCTTACCGACCCCGGAGATCGAATCCTTCATCCGCTTAGTCGATTCAGACCAGGTTTCTGCCATCCTGGGAGACGCGTCGTCCCAGAACTTCTTGATCCCCTTGCCAGCGCTCTCGACGGCACCACCAAGGTGCTTGCCGATGGTCTCGCTGATTGGGAGAATCGAATCCGAGAAAGCTTTGACCTTCTCAGACCACTTGGGTCCAATAGCGTCTGCGAGCTTGGTCATGTTCTCGAGAAACCCTGAGCCAAACCCGCCGAAAGCAGACTTGATCTTCTCCATCGGACCGCCAGACCCCGATGCGAAACCGAAGATCGCACCAAAGACATTCGAGACCGCATCGCCGAAGGGTTTGAAGACGTTATAAGTAGCTTTCTTGATCGTCTCGATGAATTCACCGAGCGGCTTGAGCACGGCCTCGATGACGACTTTGAGTCCATCGAAGATCGGCGTGATCGTGACATCCGCAATTGCGTACATCCAATCGGCAAGCTTCTGGAACTTGTCAACAATCCAGTCGAGAACCTTAGAGAGACCTCCGAGGATGTCAGTTCCACCAAGCATCTGACCAAACCAGTCGCTGAAGACGGAGACGATGTCACCAACCTTCGCGGCGATCAGGATCATCGGCTTGATGAAGATGCCAGCCAGGATCATGCCGATCTTGAATGCGGCCACGCCAATCTGGATAATCGCTGACGCAAACCCGATGAGGACCTCAAGAACTGGCGAGAGCAATTCGCCTGCCATTTTGAAGACCTTACCAAGGTTGTTGGCGAAGTCATCGGACATCATCAACCACTGGGAGATCGAGTGACGGAAGTAGTACGAGAAATCGTACAAAGCCTTGCCGGCATCCCCCTGGAACGCGCTGAAGAAGCCTTCGCCGATGGCCTTGAGTGGCTTGGCGATAGCGGTCCAGAGTTCTCCGAGACCATACCACCATTCCTCCCAACCACCGAGTTCGTCCCAGCGATCGAGGATACCCTGAAGAGCATCGAAGAAGGTTCCAATGCCTCCGTTCACCACGTCGGACACAGCGGTCCACATGGTACGGGCTCGCTCAAAGTCGCCGAAGATCGTTCGGAAGATGGAAGCCCATCCTGAACCCAGTGCTTCGGCGGTCGTGTCGATTAGCTGCGAGAAAGTTTTGACCTTCGTCGCGGCATCGTTGGCCGTCTCGGCCAATTTCATGATTTCGTCAGCCTGCTGCTCCGTGTATCCGGCGCTCAGCAGCTGTTCGCGAGACAAATCGCCCGTGTACTGGGTCAGCGTCTCGATCATGATCTCGGATGTAAGCCATCCGTCCTTGAGCGAGTTACGGAACGACCCGGCCTTGTCGATCATCTTGTCGACTTCGACGCCGTAGGTACGCGCGGTACGCTTAAGTGCTTCCTGGAACTGCTCGCCACCCATACCGGCGTTAACGATCGAGTTCCAGTCTTGAAGCTTTACAGAGCCTGTCGAAAGCGCCTGAGACAGCTGGTACATTGCCGTTGCGGCTTGTTCAGAAGTTGAGCCAGACATTGCTGCGACGTTCGACAGACCCTTAATCGCGGCAACCGAATCCTTCAACCCGACACCCGCAGATGTGAACATACCAATATTGCGTGTCATCTCGGTGAACGAGTAAATGGTTCGGTCCGCGTAAGCGTTCAGTTCGTCGAGAGCTGCGTTGATCGTCGCAGTGGTCTCGCCCTTGCTGAACGTGTTAGCCTGAATAGTCTGAACCGCGTTAAGCTGGTTCTCGTATTCTCGGAAACCGTCCAGGATAGGGCCGAACGTGAACGAGGAAAGCACCGATCCGCCGGCCATAAGGGCCTTGGATGCGATGTTACCCATGGCCACGGAAGCAGCACCCGCGAGCATGGAAAAATTAGTCGACGAAATCTTTGCTGCCGCACCAACATTAGCTGTGGCAGCGGCTGCCGTCGTTGAGTTGTTGACGATGGATGTGTTGACGTTCTTAACGCCATCAGCGATTCCACCCATCTGCTTAGAAGCATCCTGAGCTGCCTTACCGACATTGTCCAGTCCGTCGGTCGACTGCTTGAAGTTCATTCCAGACTTCAGGCGATCGACATTACGGAGAACGCCGTCAACGCGGCTTGTGAACTTCGAATCGTCGAGCTCCAGGGAGACGACCTTATTCTCAATACTCTTACCCATTGATGGCACTCCCAACCATTCGGTCAATTTCGTCGAATATAGGCTTCATCGCAGGGTTAATGTAGTCTTTACCCTGGACGTAGCCACCTTGACGTGTCCCATGTCCGTATTGCAAGATGATCGCAATGGGAACCTTAGACACGATGTTAGTGTTATACCAAACGATCTTAACGCCTCGCTTGGTCTGCTTGACTTTGTACTGCCATGAAGCGGCAGTTTTTCCGGTCCCAACCGGGGTGTTCGCCCGGAGGGCCGCCACTCCTCGAGTACCAGCGGTTGCCAGTACATCACGAAGCTTCTTGTTCTTTACTTGTGTCAACCATTTTGACATGTCGAACTCAGCGTCGAACTTCATCTCGATCATGACGGCCCTCCTTTCTTGATCAGCCCCAGAGCGTGCCGTTGACAAGCTCGTACTGGAGACACTCGACCGTGCGATAGCCACAGTAGCTGTCAACATCGAGCTCGTGTCCGCGGTTTCGCAGGTGCTGCTGGAGTGCAGACACCGTATCAGGTCCGGCGATGCCATCCGCCTCAATGTCGAGACGACGCTGAAGCTCTGCGATTGTGTCGGAACCGTCGTGCGGGTCTTCAACCCAATCCCAGCCAGTACCAGTCCGCTCGAAGTACTCTTCGTTATCCTCGTCCTGGTCTTCAATCCAGCCGTTAGCCGGAAGTCCCATGGACGCCTGGAGAGCGTAGGTCGTAGCCTTGCCCCACCACTTGTCGGTCAGGCTATCTGCGCCGTCCGAATCATCGGAGTCATTTGCGTCGGACCACTTGGGTCGAAGGACGCAGTCGATTCCGAAAGAACGCTGGCGGCGATAAACGCCATTGCCAGCAGACTGGGAGCCTGCGTTCGAGGGAGACGTGTTGCCCTCGATGGTCTGGAGCCAGCCGTCACCAAGGTTGGCCTCGACAATGCCGACGTGGTCAGTAAGACCGTCACGATCCCAGTCGAATAGTACAACATCACCGCGCTGCGCGTCCTCGATAGAGACCTTCTCCATACGGTTCTTCGTAACGTCGGTGTTGTAGCTGTAGCCACCGATTGCGTCGATCTCGCCAGCCATGTCGAAACACATACTGACGAAGGCCATGCACCACCAGATGTCTTCAGATGGACCAGCAAGCCAAGGCTGGTTCATACGCTTAGCGAGCCATCGACCAGCCTCAGAACCCGGCTCAGGATCGTCCGGAGCGTAGTAGCCGAGGCGGTAAGTGGCGTGCGACATAACGTCATCGATCTTACTCATACCTTATTCCCCTTCGTAAATCGCTCGGTCTCGGTCCTCATGCGGGTCAGGCCCTGCTGGGACCTGTGCGTCAGCAGGAATGTCAATCATCCTTTACTCCCTGTTCTAGCCCTACGGGCTTGGTTCATAGCCGCACGCTGAGCTGCAGAAGCCCGAGCGTCTGGCTTTTGGTTGTTCTGCTTGGCTGCGGCGAGGCGAATCAGCGTTAATAGCCGATTCAAGTTCCATTTATCGGCCTCGAACGGAATGCCCAACTGAGTCATGTACCAGTAGATTAGTTCACTGGTCATGGTATCTCGAGGGCCTCCATTTGAAGGTGGATTCCATAAAACTGTCGCAGTAGCATTGTCAGACAAATAGTCTGCTATTTTGACCTGAACGGATTGGTCGAGCCGCTTGACGAAATCTCGGGGGAGAGGGCGGTCCGACATACACTGGATGTAGTACACTAACTCTTCGCCAGTCTGTGGTGGGGTTTCCAGGAATGACCGCTTGTAGACGGATTCCCACTCAGCCACCGCAGACAAGGTATGCGTAAGAGTAACTGTAAACGGCTCCAGCGTAACAAACGTATTACTACGCTCGTCAAACCGCTCCTCTCCCCCAAACTCAAGCGTGAGAGAGATCACGCCAGGAGCGTACGCAGCTCGTTAGGCATGACGAGGGTCGGGGTAGCGGGAGTACCGCCGCCCGCGCCAACGCCATACAGCTTGTCTGTGAGCTTCTTGTACTTCGCCGCATCAAGCTTCGAGGAGTCAACCGTGATGACGGAGACCGGCTGGAAGCCGTCGACCTGGACGGGGACGGTCGAGCACTCCCAGGAGAACGAGATCGCCTCCGGGGAGTCGGAGACCGTGTTGTACGCACGCTCAGACGGAGCAGCAGTAGCACCGTAGATGATGTGCAGCAGTTCGCCGTAAGCATCGCCCTTGGTGTCGTTACCCAGCTTCGTGCAATAAGAGAACGCGAAGCGCGTACGCGGCTGCTGACCGAGGTTGACCCCCTTAACCAGCTGAGCGGTGCCATCGCAGACGGCGAAATCATCGGGGTAGGTGTAGGCCTCGATCGTGAACTTGAACGATGGAGCCGACATCAGGGTCAGGTACTTCAGGTTGTCAGCGTAGATGTCCGAGGACTCATCGCCCTCAGGAGTCTCGGTGACGGTCTTCAGACCGTTCCAGGCGACGCCAGTTCCGTATCGGTTCTGAGCGTTATCGAAGGGAAACAGAACACCCTTGTTAACGCCAGTGTGATAGAAATGGGAGCCCTCTTCGTCCCACTTGATCTGTGCCATAGGATACCCTCCTTAAAGGTAAACCGTGAAGACGAAATGGTTCATTCCGTCCGAGATATATGTCGTATCCAAAGACGAATACGGGATCTTGAGGATTTCGTCGATCACGTCTGGCTCTGGATCCTTGGTGATGATAGTGACCGAGTATTCCTTAGCACCCTTGTAGGGTACGTCAGAAGCACGGTCGATTTCTATCTTCGACAAGTGGAATACGACGGCCGGGTATCCAATCTTCAGATTCTCTGGAGGCTGGAAATATACCCGGTCGTGCTGGACCGCTTGCTGAAGTAGGTGTAGGAGATCTCTATACGTGCGCATACAGACCTCCTAGATTGATGGTCAGCCGTGGATAGTTCACGCCGATGGACTGTACCTCCCATTTTGAACCCTTCCATACTACGTACTTCAGAGTCTCAAGATAACTCTTGATCTTGGTGTCCATCAAGATGCTGATCTCATTGGTGAGACGGAGGTTGGTGTTAGCAGAAGCAGAGTTGTCGTTCCTGACATAGAGACTACGAATAGTACCCTTAACCGGGAGTTCGACAAAGTCTTCGAGCCATACACCTTCCTCCGTCTCACGCGTCATCACGAAGCCTAGCTTGCCGCTAAACCTCGACATGAGATCACGCCTTCTTGCGAGAGATAGTCAGGGCCGAGTATGGTGCCGTCAGAGAGCCCGAAAGACGGGTCTCCATCAGGTACTTGTACTGGTTGAAGTCGATGTCGAAGGACTCGGCCATACCGAGTTCCGCACCGGCGTTCGAACCAATAGTGTAATCTCGCAAGTCGACCACGATAGCAAGAAGTTCGTGGTTGACACCCTTGATCTCGTGCTCCAGACCCTCGAACTGCGGGACCGTCACAATCTTGGAGACACCAAGGGCGCCCGCGAGGGACGCCTCGGTCTCGTACAGGCGACGACCGTTCTTGTCCTTCAGGAGAAGCATCCTGACCAGGCGCTTCTTCGCAATGAAGAGCGTCGGGGACCCGGAACCCTCAAGCTCAGCCGATGCCATGATGATGTCGTCCACAAGGGTCTCGTCAGTCGTGTTGGATTCGAGCGACTTGTGGAAAGCATAGAGATCGTTTTCCTTCAAGATCGGACGAATCGCTTCGTCGTCGATACGATCGGGGTCGGTGATCGTACGGCCATCGCCGATAAGGATAGCGCGAGCGATTTCCTCGTTGAGCTTACCCTTCATCTCGTTCTTGAGCCACGAAACGACATTGAAGTCAGTAATGTCGACGATGTCGTCGCGGTCAAGCTTCTGCTTCTTGTAAATTGTCGTCGGCGAAGTGGTGCGGGTCAGAAGCTTGATGACCTCTTCGGTCTTCTTCTGAGCCTTCTTGGCATAGCCCTTTGCCCTGGCCTTATCGTCGCGGATATCCGCGAATACAGACTTGATACGGGCGAAGGGGGAGTGCTTGGTTCCGTTCATGACGACGGAAACCCAGGACTGATCGCGGTCGAGGAAAGTAGGCTCATCTGTAACCGACTTGGCGTCGGGGAACAGATAGCCGATATTATCGATACCGTAATCGGCGTGCTTCAGTTCGTCGAGCAGACTGGCGTTGTTTCGCTTGGCTGCCTCAACCAGTTCGGCGAAATCTGTGTGGGACAGCGTGTTCTCGGGAGACTTGTCGCCCTCAAAGACATTGTGCTTCATATCTTCCTCAGTTTCTTCGTTGGTCTCTTCGGAGTCTTCAGACTCCCCATCGATGGCTGCAGCAATGAGGTAATTGACGGCCTCAAGCTGTTCTTCGGTGAGCGTTGAAAGGATCTCACCGATGGTCTTGTCCTCGCCAGAGGACTCATCTTCGGAGTCCGATTCCTCGGAGCCCTCGAAGTCTTCGTGCATCACGTCACCTTCACCCATTTTGATGATCGCAGAGTAGCCCTCGCCGTCAGAGTGAGCCATTGTGACGTTCTCGATCGTCGCCCTTGGGTTGGCGCCCTTTAGGACGAGCGACACCTCGACAATGTTGCCATGCTCGACAACATTGCCAGACTGCTTGAGGTTGTTCGCGAAGATTGACATAGCAGTAACATCGCCATGCTCAATCAGTTCGCGAGCGTGTTCAGCCTGCTGAGATCCATTGAAGAATCCATAAGCATAAACACCCTCAGGCTTCTTCTCGAGCTGGGCATGCCCGAGAACATTAACCACATTGCTGTGACCATGCTGCCAAACGAGAGGCACGACCGCCCCATCGTTCTGTTCAAATGCGTGATGGGAGATAACTCGCCCATCAGAGCACTTGATGCCTGCGACGGTTGCCCACCCGTCGAAGTCGGCGACGTCATTAGGCGCTGCCATTTTGAACCTCCTGGTCGTTGTTTGACCGTTGATCCGCGTTTGCGGATGATGTGTATGGATTGGCCAACTGATCAGCCTTGGGATCTGTAGACTGCGGCAAGCCGATGATCGATCTGATCTCGTTTGGAGTCATGACCTGGTTGGTAATGAACGTCTGAGCCATCGATGCGATACTATCGAGCGAAGTTGCCGCGAACGGATCTCTCACATAGATGATTCGCTGACCCTGAGATCGAGCTGTCTTGGTCAAGAAGACCATGGTTGCCGACTTTGTGATGGTGTCGAGAATTGGCTTGACTGTCCGGTTGTAGTAGGACAGGTTGGTCTCAGCATCGGCCGTACCATTGAACACACTCTCGGTAAAACCAAGTGCGTTGTAAAGCTGCTCGGAAAGGTATTTGACCTGATCAAGCAGATTGTTCTCGACTGGACGGTTGAGCTGTGTGATCTTCTCGGCTCCGTCGACGTATGCCACACCAATCTCCGAATTTCGGAGCTGCTGTTCAATCGCCTCGCGTCTGGTCTCAGCTTGCTGCTGTCGCAGTTCACCTCGGACCGAATACGGAAGCTGAATGATCAAATCCAACTTCTTACCGAGAGCGGAATTATCGATAGCGTCGAGTGCATCAAGCTTTCGAGCGAGTCGATTAGCTAACGAACTGTTACTAGCCGTGACGTCGTATAACGGACTGTATACAATTGCGGCAGAATTCTTCGAGATACGAATGGTTTCTCGATTACCGCTACGATCGTTATACAGATTCACGTCGACTGAGTCAGTATACCAGCTCTCGATTCGTCCAACTCGGAGAGAAAGGACGTCGAACGACCCTTCCTCGTTCAGAGCGGTGTCTGTGTCGACTGGAACCAGAACTGCGCTACCAGTTTCGAGCATCGTATAGACGAGCTCGTAGATTAGAGCGTTCGAGGTCTGATCGATGTTTGCCATAAGTGACAAGCATTCGTTCAGTGAAGAGTCCTTCTCGCTGTCGTACCTACCATTTTGATCTACCTTCACATGGCGAATCGGAGTGTTCGCGACATCCAATGCAATCTTGTTGTATAGCGTTTGAACCAGGTTTGTAGATCCGATAGAACGGTAGCTCGGGCGGTATTCGCTGTAGTTGCTATGCTTGTAACGATCTTGGCGATCGTGCGCAAACACATTCCATGCCCGAGCCAACCGTGACATAATACCCATATTACCTCCTCTCGTTAGTTGAAGTCGTCGAGTTGCTGTTTGTATGCGACCCACGCATCCATTAGTGCTGCGACCGAGTCAATCTTGAGATCCATTCGTTTCTTCAAGATCTTTCGGTTGCCGTTGGTGTCCTCAAGGGTGATGGTGTTACCCATTGCCCAGGAGAATAACTCTTGATCGAAGATGAGCCTTCGGTCTTCCGCCAAACTCTTGAGTTCACCTAACGGAACTGACTCAGTTCGAGCACCCTGAATGACTTTGTGGATCCCATAGGGTCCGTTATCCGTTGTCCATCTCTCAACGAACTCTCTGGCGTTGTATGGATCGTACCCGAACGCTCGAATGTCGTATTCAGATCTCAAGATGTATTCGTCGAGATCGTTATAGACTTCAATCATGTCCAGGATTGTTCCATCCATGACCTGGAGCGAACCTTCTCGGATGAACGACTCATACTTCGCGCGTCCAGCAGCTGGAAGCTTGTCGAACGTGCGAGTAGTTATGTACGCTCGAGTCTTAACCCCGAAGTCGCCAGTGGACAACGGGAACAAGAACGTAAACGCACAGAAGTCGTCACCCTGCGAAAGGTCCGCGCCCATGGCACACGGCATTTGCCAGAACTCTCGTGGGTTGTGGGGGATCGTTTCTTCATACTTGAAGAAGTAAGTGTACCCCTCACACGGGATGCCAAATCGTTTCGCCAGAATGTCATTCCTTGCGGACGGGACATTCTCTGCCCTAGCGACATCTCGTTGGTATGTGTCGTAAGACACGGTCTTGCCGAGGTTGGGTTGGGCCTTAATCCACATATTTGGATCCCCAACCTCAGACACATCGTCCAGCCGGTAGTACCAGATCGACGTGTGTGGATCATAGTACTCGCCTTTAAGGATTGAAAGTAATTCCATTTTGATGGAATCACCAACACCGTTTCGGACAGTACCTTCGGATGAGACTGCAACAATGACCCAGTCGTTGAGTTTCGACGCACCCTGCTCGAGAGCAGAGATGACGTTCTGACGAACATCGCCAGATAGCCATTCGTCGATCGTGTTCACCTTAGACCTCAAGCCCTGAAGCTTGTCGACGTTCATGGGTCGGACCTCGAGAAGAGAGTTTGTCGAGAAGTTCTCGATACCCTTCTTTGTCGGACAGAGCAGAGATCGATTCGCCTTGGCACCGACTGTTGCGTGTACAGTTCCCGCCGACAGGAATTTGAACAGAGGTCCCCGACTACGTGTGATAGCGGTCTTAAATGGGGACAATGTTTCCTCAGCCTGAGGCATAGTGGGTGCTGTGGCAATTTGGTGAGTTGTGGTAGGGTCGATGGTCAGGAAGTAGGCATGGATGAAGGCCATATACATGGACTTTGCCGCACCTCGCGCGACGATAAGGTATTGCTTATTAACCAAGCGTCTCTTAATGTCGACCTGAACATATCGACCGTTGTGGCCGGTTTCGTCAGGAACGAACTTCGTCACTTTCTCGAAGTAAAACCACGAAAGTAGTGATTCCGCCCAGAGTTTGAACGAATCAAGAAGCGTTAGATCGCCACCATCGACAAGCGTCATCTCATTCTCGCAGAAAGCGATGAATCCATCGATAGCGCCGTCGTCATAGAAGTATCTTGGGTTGGCGATCAAGTCGTCGATCCGATTCATCTCCATCTCGATGGTATGTGATACCGGAATCTCTCCTGCGAGGACCTTTTCGCGGAACTGGGCATAGTACTTAGGTGTGGCGGTGTTTGATAGCGCCATGCCTACTTCTTACCCGTCGAATTCTTAAGGATTGCGTCGAGGTTGAAAGAGTTACTGGCCATCTTCGCGATGCCTTCGTACTCCGTACCCTTGAGCTTGGAATCGAGAGCAGCTGTGAGCATGTCGGTTGCCGTCCGGGCCGCGTACTTCGTCAGGTTCTTTCGAGCCTCGTCGACAAAGAGATCCGCGGTCTTGGCAAGAGTGCTCCTATTTTGACTCTCGTACTCCTTGAGTTTCTGCTTGAGCTCGTAGTTCTGCTTCTCGAGATTAAGTCGCTTGTTCTGCTCGATGAGATCGGTAGACGAGAGGTGTCGAGGAGCTTCTTTACGCAGGGCGTTAGAAAGACCACCCTTAGGAATTCGTTGTTTCTCGAGTTCCTTCTGCTTCTTCTCGGCTTCCTTTGCAGCCTTCTTCTCGTCAGCGATTCGCTTCTTCTCGGCGCGCTCGGCTTCCTTCTGCTTCTTCTTACGATCAGCTTCAGCCTTGCGAGCTTCCGTCAGCTTCTGGTTCTCGAGCTTCTTGCGAGCCCGCTCAGCAGCAGCCTTAGCCCGAGCAACCTTGTTTTCAGCATGCTTCTGGGAAGCGGCCTTTGCGCCATTCTTGAGCGCAGACGCTGCCTTCTTAGCACCCCGGGCCGCTGCCTTGGCAGCCTTCTTGAGTTCGGACTCGTTCTTCTTGCGTTCCTTCTCAGCAGCCTTCTCAGCCTTGGCTCGTTCCTTTCGGAATGCCTCAGCATTGACGGCTTCGCCGATCTTCTTCTTTTCTTCGACGGAGCGCAACCCGCTTCCGCCAGAGGATTCAGTCTTCTTACGGACGCCCCACTTCATGCCGAGGACGCCGTAATGAGACAGATAATCTTCGCTCATGGTTTTCTCCAATCACTGGATTGTCAGTCGCCACTCCGCTTCTTTCTGCAAAGCATCGACCGCCTTGATGGCGAATGAGGTTTGCGGCGGATCAAACATCAATCGAACTGAGAAGTTCACATACTGACGTAGAATCCGTCCAAGGGTCGTAGCGGGGTAATCTGCCTCGGACGATAGGTCGCCAACTTCGCGGTTTAGCTGAGTAGCAGTTGCCAAAGCATTTTCGATGGCGTCCTTAACTTCGCTATCGAATGAAGTGTCGTCCTCCATCAACCCGAGGTAGGTCTTTGTGTCGTATAGAATTGACATTTAGCCTCCTACCATAGTGTTGTATCGCCGGGCGATCTTGGATCGAAATTGTCAAGAGCCAATGCCTTGGTTCCGTAATGGATTGCATTATGAGTATCTCGACTCACGCATATGAGGTTATTGGTATCCCACATACACGGGTCGAAATTCTCACACTGGCAAGGGGTTAGGGGGTTGATATGATGCACGACAATACCGTCACGAATCTCATAACCCTCGAGGCCGAGATCGCATCCAAGATCTCTCGCGATAACTTTGGTGCGAGCCTCTCGCCAAATATCGCTTTGGTAGAAACTCTGATTCAGCCACCTTGATCCACCGAAAGTCTCGCCAAAAAATGCTCCATTGAGCGAGAGATACTCGAGACGTTCTTCGAATGTGTGTAGGTGGCTGAGTTCGTCATAGCTCCGCATCTGAATCTCCAGAATATACCTTGAAAGCCGCAAGGGCCTCCTGAACCAGTTCCTCGGTACGAGCAGCCGACTCAAGTGCTGAAACCTTGGCTCGGGCAAGAGTCGTGTCGGCTTCGAGTCGAGCTTGCTCCAACCTTTCACGGCTGGAACCCAGCTTGAGGAAATGAATGATCATCGAATTGCTCGCTGTTCCGTCGAGAATCTGCTGTGTAGCAAGTTCCATGGCAGCACTAATTGCCAATCGTTCAGCTTCCTCTGGAGTTCGAGGAGTTTTGGTCTTCTTTTTGGCCATCGCGCGTCCTTTCTTATACTTCGATCTGAGTTTTCGCCTGCCCCAGCCCATGCCCGGAAAGGAGCAAGAAACAGGCATGGAGAACTAAGTGGCCGGGGCAAGCCAAAACCCAAATCGAAATATACCTCCGCAGTAAATCG